AACAACAAGTTGGACCTCAAGATGACTATCAGAGTCCATTACGTCGTATATCACCTGATTTTAGAGCTTACGAACCCCCAAGACCAAACCCATATTACAGCGCCCGTTACGCAGCCGAAGGTGGTGTAATGAATTCTTCTTCTGATGACGAGTTAGGTGGAGATTACTCGGCTATGGGTATGGATCAAGGCAATATGCAAAAAGGTTTATTTGGTCTTGGATATGCTTCCGGTGGAGTAACTAAGTTACCTAAAGGTGATCCTGGTATATACAGAGATGCCGATCCAACAACCCGTGGGCAAGATGCATTTACAGCAGCTTTAACTCGTTTAAATGCAATGCAAAAAAGAGCTAATATTAAGGGTTTACCCGCATTAAAAGCAGCAGCACCACCATTAAGTAATATTCAAGAAGCCGCTAAAGGCGGAGTTATGTCTAGCTTAGGAGGGTACTCAGATGGTGGCAGAATGCTTAAAGGGCCTGGCGATGGCATGTCTGATTCTATTCCTGGTGTTATTGGTCGTAGACAACCTGCTAGACTGGCTGATGGGGAGTTTGTGGTCCCAGCTGACGTGGTTAGTCACTTAGGTAATGGCTCTACCGATGCTGGTGCTAAAAAATTATATGCCATGATGGATAAGATTCGTAAAGCTAGAACAGGTAAAAAGAAGCAAGCTCCAGCAGTTAAAGCCGACAGATATATGCCTGCATGAATTTAACCGTTCAGCCAGTCAACGTAGCTTATTTTCACCAGACTTGGCCTTTGGTTAAAGAGTTGTTTGAAAAAGCAAATAAGTATGACTCTGGCGACTATACGCTAGATCAGATAAAAGGTTTACTGGCTAATGGTTCGTGGGTATTATTAGTAGCAACAGATGAAGAAAATGTTATACATGGGGCGGCATCAATAAGTTTTTACAATATGCCTAATTACCGTGTTGGATTTATTACCGCAATGGCGGGTAAAGCGATTGTAAATGAAGCTGTTTATGAACAAGTTTGTAGCTTTATAAAGGCAAATGGGGCTACAAGAGTTCAGTGCGCTGCTAGAGAATCAGTAGCAAGACTATATAAACAGGTTGGTATGCAAGAACGCCACATTATTATGGAAACAGTGCTATGAGTATTTTAAGATCTAAACACAACGGTTGGACTTGGGAAATGACTCGCACACCTTTTATGGGTGGCGGTGGTGGTGGCGGTCAAGCTCCTCCTACTCAAACAACTTCTTATAGCACTAACGTTCCTGAATACGCTCGACCATACGTCGAGAACATGTTGCAGTCTACTCAAAAGCAAATCTATACCGACGACATGGCTGGATTTAGACCATATAGACCGTATAGCACTGATGTAAATCAATACTTTGCTGGATTTAGCCCAATGCAGCAGCAAGCGCAACAAGCTACTGCTCAATTACAAACTCCGGGACAATACGGGACAGCTACGGGTTTAGCTGGGTTATCTGGCTTAGGCGCTTTAGGCGCAGGGCAACAATATGCTCAAAATGTAACTAGCCCCCAAAGTATGCAGGCGTATATGTCGCCGTACCAACAAAGTGTTACTGATGTTGCTAAAACAGCTGCTGTACGTGAAGCGCAGATGGCACAACAAGCTCAAAATCTAGGAGCAGCTCGCCAAGGTACTTATGGCGGAGCTAGACAAACTCTTGCTCAAGCCGAGCGTGAAAAAAACTTATTGTCTAATTTATCTAATATTCAAGCACAAGGCTCTCAGTCTGCTTACGATAGAGCATTACAATCGCAACAGTTTGGAGCTAACTTAGGCTTACAAGGCTATGGGCAGGCCGGACAAGCTGCAAGTACTTTGGGTCAGTTAGGTGGTCAACAGCTTGGCGCTCAAAAAGAAATTATTGGTTTGCAGTCTCAAATGGGTAAAGAACAACAAGCCCTTGAGCAAAACAAAATTAATCAAGCTATCCAAGATTACGCTATTGCTCAGCAGTATCCGTTTATGCAGCTTGCTCAGATGAACGCCATGTTACGTGGCTTACCAATGCAGACTCAGACTACTCAGTTGTATCAAGCTCAACCTTCTGCACTGCAACAAGGTATCGGTCTAGCTGGTGCCGCAGGTTCATTGTTTGGCGGTAAAGCTGCTGGTGGTGCAATTAAAGAGTACCGTCAAGGTGGGATTGTTGGCTACGCCCCAGGGGGTGTAATTGATAGCACCCGTGCTGATCTTGAACAAATTGCTGAGATGCCTGATGGCATGCGTCGTTTAGAACAAATTAGAAATTCATCGGATAGCGATGCAGTTCGTAAGATGGCGGCTGAAATTATTGCGCAAAAACAAATAGAAGCAAAAGTTGAACAACAAACACAGCAAGCCCGTATGTCTGGTATAGCTGCTGCTGGTGGTCCAGCATTTGAATCTATAAACATGGCTGGCGGTGGTATTTTGGCTTTTGCTAATACAACACCCGGCACTGATACAGAAATGCCAATTAAAGAGGATGAAGATAAATTTTTATCTTTTGAAGAAAAATTAAAAAGAGCAGCGGCAGCTCCTAAAAAACCATTTCAATATGATTCATTAGCTAGCAAGTTAGGTCAGTTACCATCTAAGTTAGGTCAATTTCAACCTACTAAAAAGCAAGAAGAGTCTCCTATATTTACTGGCAACACTGAATTTGATCTTAAACGCCAAGCTGAAATGGAAGAGCAAGATGTTCAAAAAGAACTTGGGGTAGATAAAATACTTGCAAAAAAAGAAGAAAAAGTAGCCGCTAAAGAAGGTACATCAGGTACATCAGGTAAAGCTGGAACTGCTGCGGCAAAATCTAAAGAATACAAAGATTTCTTGGCTGAGCTTAAAGAAGTTGGACCCAAAGGGCAAGCAGGTGCTGAATATGAGAAGTATTTAACTGAGCGTCTTGGTAAGAGCGGTGAACGTTTAAGTCGTGATGAACGTATGGCTATGGCTAAAGGATTTCTTAAATTTGCGTCCACTCCAGCTCCTGGAGGCATAGGTCAAGCAGCAGCCGCCGGTCTTGGCGAATATGCAACTGGTATTGAAGCTGCACGTAAATCTCAAGATACTATGGAAGCTGAAGCACAGAAAGCTCGTATGGAACTTGATAAAGCCCGTCGTGCTGAACAGCGAGGTGATGCGGCCGGTGCTCGTGAAGCATATGACAAATATGAAGACCGTATGAGTCGTATTCAAGCCGCACAAATTGGTGCTGGAGCTGCAGGGGCACCTCAACGTTATACAGAACAGCAGATTAGAAATGTTATGGCTGAGAATCCAGGTATGTCTTATGGTGAAGCAATGACCAGAGTTGCCGGTGCAGGTCGCATGGAAAACGTTGAAGTACAACGTGCTAAAGCTGCTTTAGCTTCTATAGATGAGAGCCTAGGTCTAATGGGTAAAAAAGATCCTCGTCGTGCAGAACTTGAAGCCCAAAGGGCGGAGATTATTAGGTTGTTAACCCCAGGCGGCGGTGTTGGTGGTGGGCAAGCTACGCAAACTTCGGTAGTTGTACCCAAGGATATACAAAGCATATTAAGTAAGTACCCACAAAGGTAACACATGACTGACTTAAATCAGTTATACAATGCGTTGCGTCAAGCTGACGCAGCTGGCAATACTGAAGATGCTAAAAAATTAGCCGACTACATTCGTAGTCAATCTGCTGCGCCTGCTCCTACTCTACAAAAAGCTCCTGAAGACGTAGGTTTTTTTGAAGCGATACCTGCTGCAGCTAAGCGTGGCGTTGAGTCTTTGGGTGAGATGGCTACCGGTCTTGGTCTTGCAGCCAAAAAAGTAACTGGCGATGAAGAAGCTGTGCGTAAGGTCATGGCTGAAGCAAAAGAACAAAAGCCTCAAGAAAAACCAGGTATGACCGTTACCGACTTTGAGCGCATAGCAAAAGAACAAGGATTTGCCGCAGCTGCAGCACAAGCCCCTAAATATATAGTTGAACAAGTATTACAAAGCGCCCCTCAAATGGCTGGGCCTTTGGCAGTTGGTGCTGGTGCGGCGGCATTATCTGGTCCTCTTGCCCCTATCGTAGGCCCAATAGCTGGTATCGGTACCTATGCTGTTCAACAGTTTGGTAACTTCTTGATGCGTCAGGCACAAGAAAAGAAAGACCCAGAAGAACTTGAAGTTGCTAAGGCTGCCTTAACTGCAGCAGGCACCGCCCCTATAGGATATTTTGCCGACAGGTTTACTGTTGGATTGGGTGGCGTAGGTAAAAATGCTGGTGAAGAAGTAATAAAAGAACTAGCTGCAAGACGTGCTGCTGGTGAAATAGGTGCTGGCGCCGTTGCTAAAGAAGTAGGTAAGCGTGCAGTCAAAGGCGCAACCGTCGGTATTATTGCCGAAGCCCCAACTGAAGTATTAGAACAAGCCGCTGAACGCTACCAAGCCGGGCTTGAGTTAACTGGTGCTGATGCTAAAAATGAATACAAAGAAGCGTTCTTTGGCGCAGCCGCTGCTGGTGGTGGTATTGGTGGAACATCAGGTGCTGCTAGAGGATACGCAGGTTATCGTGGTGAGTTAGGTGAAGCCCGGGCCGCTATGGCACCCCCTCCGCCCCCTGCAGATACAACAGAACAGGTACCGCCCTCACCTCCACCCCCACCCCCACCCCCAGAGACTTCTGCTCGCATCGAAGAAATAAAACGTCAGCTCGATGGAATAAAAGGCTACGTCAGAGATATTTCTAGTGTTGACCCTACTGATGAGCGGATTACAGGGGCTTATGAACGGGCTGCTGAGTTACAAAATGAACTTGATAGTTTGCAAGCTACCCCTGCAGGTGAAGAATTTGTAGCCCGTGGGCAGATGGGATTTGACTTTGAGAAAGAACCTGAAGAAGAACCAGACTTATCTTTTTATGATGTAGCCACACCAGAAGAATTAGCTGCTTTAGAACGCAAAAGGTCTATGGGTACTTTGCTTTCTGGTATTAAACAAGAAACACCTACATTAGCAAATGCCCCAGAAGTTAGTGGAGAAAATTGGCCTAAAGACGGAGACATACTAACTCCAAATGCTAATTTAAGAGCTTCTGATGCAGAACAAGGTATTGAACGTAAATTTAGAGTTGATGCTACAAGAGTTAAGTATGGTAGGCCTGTAATCTACGGTAATTGGGTAGATGCAAAAACATTGAAGCCATTAGCTGCTTTTCCTATGGATAGGAAAGATGTTATTGAGGGAAAACGTGTTCCTTCAATGGATAGTGGATCTGTTAGTACTTTTGAAGAAACAAAAAATTTACCTAGCAAAATAGAAAAAGCGCCTGGGTTTGCCCTAACTTCCGAAGGTACAGTGCCTGAGATGGAAGGTATTGAAGAAGTGCCTGAAGGTGAGCGGGCTAGACTTATGTTGGTTGGCGCTCCTGGAGATCCTGTAAGACCAGTTCGTAATTTATTTGATAGCCTTAAGTCTGCAAGTGCTAATCCAGCTGAGTCCATTAAATTTAAAACAGAAGTACGTAAGTTCTTAGATGACGTTACTGAGTTTATTGGTGGTCGGATGGGTAAGCAAGTATCCCGTTACCAAGAAGTAGATTCAGAAGGTCGACCTATCGGACCCCCACCAGAGCCACCCAAAGGGCAAGACGTCGGTGTACGATTAAGTGGGCCTGAGCTTACTCGTAGGATGAACTTCCTAAATACCTTCTTTGATGGCTTAAGTATTGCACCAAAAGAAAGAGAAACGCTAACGTCAGGATTGTCTCAACAAGTAGGCAACATGTCGGCTAAAGAACAATCTGAGGTTATTGGGGCGTTAACTAAACTAAAAAACATCAATACTAGACGTGGTATTGAAGAACTACGTAAGCGTTTTTCTGCTGCTATAGACAAGTTTGAACGTGGTCGTATTGGCGAAGCTGAGGCTGCCCTTCCATTTAAAGCGTCTGACGACATAACTAATTTAGACCCGTATGTTGCCGCTGCTGTTAGTCGTGCTATTAAAAGCATTGATACTTCTACTCCAGAAGGCAAAGCTGCTATGGCTTACTTTGGTCCTGAAACTGGATGGCGTTATGGATTAGCAATGCGCTCGGCTGCGTTTGACTTGGCTGTTCCAATTACAGACTTCACAGGTGTTAGTTTTAAAGGACAAAATAAAGAGCAAGCCGAGTTATTTAAAAAGTGGACTGAAGATAATTTGCCCCAGCAGGAGTACAAAAAGTTTGAGGCCACGGTAAAAGAATTTAAAGAATTAAATCGTAGAGCCAACCAAGCTCTAGAAAATGCTAATACTCGTAAAGCATCCCGTATTGACCCATCGTATCTAAAGTCGTTGTATCGTAGGCCGACTGGTAAAGAACAAGTACAGGCTATTCCTGCCGGTATGAAAGGTCTGTATACAGCAGCTGGAGAAACTAAACAAATAAACGCTTTACAGTTTGCAATAATGCACCCTGCTATTCAGGAGCGGATTGAGGCTAACGACATTAACGGCGCTTTAAAGTTAATTGCCGATCAGAAGATTGATATTCGCAAAAAAACTGGTTATGCCGAGTCACCTACATATTTAAACTTTATTTCTGGTTTGGCAAAACGACTGCTTGAGTTAAACCTTACAACCGATATTGTTGTAAATCAGCAAAACAAACTGACAGCGTACTATATCCAACGTAATGCTAAAGGTCAGCGTGCTCAGTTTATTAACCAGTTAAGCAGCTTCCCATGGGGCAAAGAGTTTATTGCAAAGCACAATTTACGGGGTGACTTAAACGACCCAGCGATTGTCCGTCAGACTTTGCAAGTGCTTGAAGATATTGCCAGCAACAAGATTAGCTTTGGTAAAGACGATGTAATCCCGCCTATTGCAGGCCAATTCGCTCAGTTATTAAAGACATATAGAGATGCTGTGTCTAATTTAAACTCGCAAGGCTTTTTCTTTTCGGGTATGAATACCATTAATTTAAATTCAACTCGTGGTGGTATGAGCACTGCTACGTTCTTACATGAAGTTGTGCACGCTGCTACGCTTTACAACTTAATCCCAGCAAACTATGGCACTTTGAAGCCGGCTCAAAAACTAGCCGTTGATGAACTTAGAGAGTTATTTGAATACGCTAAAAAGAAATATGCAGGCACAGCAGCCATGGGAGAGTATGGCTTTGAGAATGTCTATGAGTTTGTATCTGAAGCTTTGTCTAACCCAGACTTCCAAGAGTTTTTACAGGTACTTAAGTATGAAACTAAGTACAAGGGTGGTAAAGCGCTTAGCTTGTGGAACAAGTTTATTGGGTTAGTCGGTAAATTGTTTGGGCTTGATAACGTACTAGGTAAGACCATAGTTAACGCTAACGCTATTATGCGCACCTCTACCAAAGACGACAAAGCTGTTATCGCCTACAGCAACGCAGGTAAATCCATAATGGCTGGCACAATGCCGTATAACTCAACACAATACATGGGCCTTATGAATACCATATTAACTGGTAGGCTTACATGGAGCGGTGTAAAAGATAGGTTACGTAATGTCTATGTTGGTGCACTTACCCTACGGCAGATTAGCGATATTATGGGCGACCGAGTACCTAAGATTAAAGAATTTATTAACTCAGTTGAGAACATGCTTGAGTATCGCAACAACATACTTGAGGAAGTAAAGTCTGAAATAAAACCTTGGCAAGAGTTCCAAAGCGAGAGCCCTGCAAAAGCTCAGACCATGAGCAAACTAATGATTGATAGCACGGTTGCTAAAAAAGACCCCAGCAAACGGGATGCTAATGGTAACTATGTAAAAACTGGCAATAAATTAATAGACGATGCTTGGCAAGACATAGGTCCAAAAGGGCAGAAGATTTACGAAGACGTTAAGTTGTTTTACAAACGCCGTTACGATGCCTATGTTGATATGCTTCTTGAGAATAAGATGCTAGCGTTAATGACGGATGGTTTTACCAAAGCAGAGGCTTTGGCTAGCCCTGAATACTTAGGGTTAAAGAAACACTTCCAAGACCAAAGCATTGAACCTTACTTCCCACTACGTCGTTTTGGTGATTACTCAGTACGGTTAATGCGAGACGAGCAACGTTCGTTTTATATGTTTGAGTCACCTGAACAACGGGATGCTTTTGTTAAAAGCGTAATACCTATTTTAGAAAAGAAATACGGTAAGAGCTTTGATCCAGAACGAGATATAGGGTTAAGCAATGGATCTAGAGATATGCTGTACTCTGAAAATTTACAGAATGCCGAGTCTTTAAACACCTTAAAAGACTTAATTAAGACTACACCATCCACGGACGTTATGGGGTTAAAGGGTCCTGACGAGGTTACATTACGAGACAATTTAACTAAAGCAATAGAAGATTTGTACTTGTTACAAATACCAGACCAAAGTATTCGTAAGATGTTTATGAACCGGGAAAACATCCCTGGTATGGACTTGGATATGCTACGTGCCTTTACGTCGTCGGCGTTCCACATGGCTTACCAGCACTCTCGGTTTAAATATAGCCGACCAATTTACAACTCACTTGATGCGGCAACAACACAGATTGGTGAGCTTGATCGTGAAGAAGGTAAAGTTCTGTCTGAGTATATGAAAGAGATTAGACAGCACCGGATCAACTACATCATGAATCCGATAGATACAGGTAAGACTGCAGCACGCCTAAGTAACTTGTCTTTCTTGTGGTTTATGACATCCCCAGCCTCTGCCATAACTAATATGTTGGGCGTGCCAGCAGTTGGTTTGCCTGTCGTTGGTGCTAAGTTTGGCAATATGAAGGCGCTTGCTACTATGGCAGCGTATAGTAAGAAAGTATTGGGTACTGGGTTTAAAGACAAAGATGGTAAATTTACTAGCCCATCATTGTCAAATAAGCTGGACACTCTTTCTGAAGCTCAAAAAGAAGCCTATCAACGGGCTGTAGCCGACGGTATTATTGATATTACTTTATCGCACGATATTGTCGGTCTAGCTGAAACCCCTTCTGCTTTGTACCAAGAAGGCGCTGAGCATGCCGTAATGAAGTACGCTAGCTCTATATTTCACGGTGCCGAGAAGTTTAACCGTGAAGTTGTCTTTATGTCCTCGTTTGACTTAGCTTATCAGCAGTACAAAAACAAAGGATATAACGAAGAAGGTGCTCGTAAAAAAGCTATTGAGGTGGCTAAGGAACTAACGTACAAGTCAATGTTTGACTATTCAACCCTTAATAAACCACGGTTTTTACAAGGTCCAGCAGCAAAGGTTATCTTCCAGTTTAAACAGTTCTCGCAGCAAATGACGTATTTACTTACTCGTAGTGCGTTTGAGACTATCTATAAAGAGTTTACTCCTACTGAGCGGGATTTAATTAGGGATCAAATTAAAGCAGAAGACAAAGCGTTTAGAACCGAACAGCCAAGAATGACTGATAAGGAATTAGACGCTGCCGTAGAAAAGTATATTGCCGACTTCCGTAAAGAAGCACGTAGCCGACTATTAGGTGTCTATGGTACAACCGCAGTGTTTGCTGGAGCTTCGGGCTTACCCTTATGGTGGGTGGTATCTTCTACTGCCAACGCATTACAAGCAGTATTTGGTGAGGATGATGACGAGGACTGGGACTTTGATATTTGGTTCAAAGAGTGGACTAACGAAACCTTTGGTGGATTCTTTGGGGATGTTATGGCTAGAGGTGCCGTATCTCAACTAACAGGTGCTAACGTAGCTGATCGTTTGAGTTTGAACGGGTTATGGTTCAGAGATATGCGTAAGAGCGAAGATGAAGTCTCGTGGGTACAGAACCAGCTTATTAACCTACTAGGACCTACTGCAGGGCTTGTAATTAACTCCGCTGAGGCAGTTAAACAATACAACCAAGGATACGTCGACCGAGCCATAGAAACGGCTTCTCCTGCGCTTATTAAAAACTTCTTAAAGGGCATGCGCCTTAGTGAGACTTTTGGTGAGGGTCGGGCTACCAACCTAAAGGGTGATGAGCTTGTAGGGGACATTACAGGGGTTGAAGCGTTTTATCAAGCTATAGGCTTTGCCCCAGAACGTGTTGCACAGCAGCAAAAAGTTAACATTGATAGAAAAACAATAGAACAAAATATTTTTAAACGCCAAGCTCGTTTAAGAGATGCGTTTTTTATGGCGGTAGATAACGACGATGATGATCTTAGAGAACGCACAATAGAAAAAATAGCGGAGTTTAATAAGAGATATCCTGAAAAAGCTATCAAACCTAAAGATATATTGAAATCAATTAAAGGGCGTTATGAACGCCGTGCACTTGCTGAATCTATGGGTGGTATGACGTTTGATAAAAAGTTAATTGGTAGGCTATCTGAGTTTGGTTCTTACGGCGATCAATCTGAAGATTAAAAAAGCCCCCACCGAAGTGGGGGTAAAGTTATCATTTAACAAGGAAATAAATGAAGTAGCCATGGGCTACACCCAGATAATACTACCTAATCCGCCATACCCGCAACCCACGTATTCCCTTTTCTACAACAGTCTGAGTCTTAATCTTGTACCCAAGGCGTTTTGTGGTGCGTTTAACCTGAGCTAGGGCTCCTTCCGTATCCAAACAAGGTATAAAAAAGGATGACCCAACCACAAAGTTTTTCCAGTTAACTCTGAAGCTCAGACCGTGGATCAGCATCTTGTGGCGTATCCTGTGCTATTTCAATAAGTTGTTCGTCTTCAAACGCCTTAGCCGACAGGTCAAAGGCAAAGCAATCAATAGCCCCTGATTTAATTTTAGTGCCCTTGGATATGCGCTTCTTTTTAAGCCCGAGGTAGGCTTTATCTACTTCCAAGGAAGTCAGCACATCTTTCAAAGTAATCTGGTTATCGGTGCAGTATTTCCTAAACTGCTTGGCATTAATGTACATTTCTTTAGTATCAGGTTCAATGCGGATATACAGTTTGTCCCATCTAGGCTCAACAATAGGTAGCTGCTCCATGCCAGTACGCCCGTCGGCTTCATCATTAATTACCAGTACGGTGCCACGATTCTCATTAATAAACTCACTAATAGCGTCAGTTACACCTTTGGTTGGGGCTTTAATTTCATGCCGCATGATTTTAAGTTCTGCAACAATCCAGGTATATACCCTATGTATATCAAAATCAATTAGCCCTAAATCCTTAGCAATTAAAGCGCCAGCAATATTACATGCAGCTACAGCCGACCAGAACCGTTCACGGTTACTCATATCAACGGCTTTATCAATACGCTGCTGGACTTGCATAACAAGGTCCATGGCTTCTTCTAAATCAGTAACTAAATACTGGGCGTACTTAACCCCTGCGTGCCCATGATGCTCATATAAGGCGTTAAATATCTCGTCAGCTTCTTGCTTAGACAGTGTACCTGTAAGCTCAATCTTGTACTCTAAAAGGCGCATAAACTCGCCATCGGGAGTAGCTTTAAGGGATGATAGCTTGTCATAGAAGGAGGCATTGGAGCTAGTTAGTAAGATGGTGCCCCACTTAGTAGCATTTGCACGCTCAGCATTCTCGTGCTGTTTCATGCGGTTTTTACCCCTACCTTGCGATGCAGCATAAAGTAGGTCTGAAAAATGATCGCCGCTCATTTTGGTAACTTCGTCAATGGTCACGGGTAAATTATTCATAACCCCAAGGCGGTGGATCATGGAGTTCATTGTGTCCTTCCACTGCAACATAAGCTCTTCAGGATGACCCCATACGCTATTGCACATTTTAAGGATGGTCGACTTACCAGTACCCGACGTATTGTTTACTAGGTTAATAATGGCACCCTTGAGTTTAAGATGCTTAAGTAGTGGAGCACCAAAGGCAGTAAAGAAACCAAAAGCATGTGGTTCAAAACCAGGCTGGTCGTATACCTTAGCTATACGCTTCCATTCTTCAAAACTACCCTTTGGTTTTAAATAGTCAGCCAATGAACCAGTGGCTACTGAAGGTGGGCTATATGCTACTTTTTCTGCTGAAACTTCTTGCTCGCCAATAATAAATTTCTTATCCTTGTCGGCCCAGCCGAACTGATCTCTCATAATTTCTTGCTCCATTGAATGTTGTAGGTTTTTTGCTGAAGCAATCATGTATCCCATAATTGCATCCATTTGTTTTTTAGCAGCGATAACCCCAAAATAGCCTAGCTTGTCTCGCAGCTTTTCTGATGTCATTGCATCTGTAGCCGACATAGCAAATTCTTTCATGCCATCTTTTGGTAGGTGTAGTCTGATCCAAACTGACTCGCCTTTAGCAGGATCGTGCAGGCGTTTGACTATATACAGGTCATGTTCGTATATATTTATTGCGTCACTACCCCCATCGTCATCCCTAATCTCGATATAAACGCCGCCGTTCTTCCCCCTAAAATACGGAAATGGATATTGTGGTATATCGAAAACTTCCTCTTGACCAGTCTCCGTCGTCTCCACGATGACATTATCTTCCGCAGCAGCGATTTCGGATCCGAGCTGCACCGGCGATGATATCTTGCCCTTGTGTTGGCACCCTTCACAGCCTTGAGGATTAAGCTTCTCAAATGTTTGGCATGTGTATGGCCCCTTCGTTTGGTTAGCCTTACGCTCCGTGTTCTCCGGTGAGTATTCAGGATGTGCCTCGGATATTTTATGGATGGCTTCATCTCTATCTACGCAGACTGCCGCTACCGACAAACCTGCTCTCCATAGTGGTTCTTCAATTGTGTCTTGGTTTACTGCAATGTTTTCAAGCTGAGCGCAACCCTGACCATTCATGGTTTTAATCATGATGGTTTTAAATCGGCTTTGTTTATTACCTAGTAACGCTAATGCAGACTCGCTGTATTGCCGAGGGATCCAGTCAGGTGCAACTAGCACACCGATGTTTTGTTTGACGTACTCATAGTCAATTTCAGGCTGTAGCTTTAATATTTCTACTGCAAGCGGTGGGTCTTCTTTAAAATTAAGCGTTTCTGATACACGTAAAATAGATGCGTTATCTGCGGTCCTGGATGGGTCAGCATCAAAATTATGTTCTTCACAAAGCGCTTTAAGTCGCTCTGCAACTGGGCGCCATTCCGACCGAGTAATTACAGTCTTTAATCTCCAGTACGCATGAATACCCCGCCCCGAGTTAACCACGGATGGCAGTGGCATATTAATCTTTTTGCAGAATTGCTTTAGTGCGTCTAAGCCAATAGTTTGATCTGCATAAGGTTTACCCTCACCACAATCAATGTCTATCCAAAAGGCTTTAATAATGTCGCCATTAGGCTGAACCCGCCCTTCTTTAGGGTCTTTATATTTAGCGCAAGCAAAATATACATTGTTGTTATCCTGCAATAGCTTGGCGATTTCTACTTCCGCCTCAGCCATTGTCTTATGGAATGATTGCTTTGGTCTTTCCTCGTCCTGCCGTAAACCAACTATGCAATACCACCCTTCTCCTTCGGGGGCTAATATTGCTGTCAGTAGATCTGTTGTTGCCATATCACCTCAACACCGAAAAAATAAGGACAGCAAGGGATTCGGCAATATCCCGATTCGCTCCGTCGAGCTAGCTGCCCCCGTGGACGTTAACTACTTAGTGTTTTCTCTATTAGTTCAATCTTGTCTTTGCGAGGGGTACCAGTACCTGTAAACCATGTATACATGGTCATACGAGAGACGCCAAACTTTTTAGCCATCTGTGATACTGGTATTCCTTTTGCAATGCAATATTTGCCAAGGCGAACCCCGGGATGCCGAGGGTTGCCAGCTCTTATTGCTTCAACAAGACGGAGACTATAACCTCTTAGACTCATGCTTCTTCGTCAGTGGACCATCCGCTCATCACGGCTTTCAAGTCTCGTTTAGCAGTCGGCTCAGCCTTTTTCTCTTCACGTTTCTTAGGCTCAGGGATTGACTCTACTTCAACTTCAACTTTGGCTACCTCTGCCTTTGCTGTTGGTGCAGCTAGCTTAGGTTTAATACCGTCCGCTTGTGCAATTGTCATAGTAACTGCGCTCTTAGCAGCTTGAGTTTCACCAAGTTTCTTGGCTTGCTCCCATTCAGGACGCTCTAAGAATCGCACCGGTTTGAAGAACAACTTACCAACTGTTGAGTCTTCGTCAAAGCGCATCTCAGTAACCAAGCTATTTAGGTTGTAGCCTTGTGAGCCAACGTATTTAGCGTATTGATTAAACGGCATGTGCTCTAAATCGCCAGGGTCTTTCATGTCATAGAAAATAGACTTGGATTGCAATGTCATTTGATAGACATCACCATCTAAATCAGACGCCAAAGCTACTGCAATACGGCGGTTCTTACGGCATGCCTTGGTATTACCCTGACCTGACCCATTAATATCTTGTGGGCAGTTAGCGCATGCTGATGATTGAGGTGATTTGATAGATGCATCAGGCTTCTCACCATCGTTAGACCAGCAATCAGGTGGTGCAGCATCGGCTTTTGGATCCCATGCTTTTGCATAGAAAGTCCTTGAGATATGCTTGGAAGCATTAACAATAACAACTTCTAGCTTGCCGGTGTTGGTTTTGGATACTTCTGTGCCATCCACTTTAAGCACAAACTTGTTATTGCCAAGCGCAATGCGTTTAACTTGTGAACCACCACCTGATAGGGCTTTGGTTACATCATCAAGTTCGACTTCCTTAAGATAGTCGGGCAGTTGGTTATTAAATAAGGCGACGTTACTCATTTGCTTCTCCTAATAGTGATAGCGTATGTGCGATCCACATTTAAACCGGCGGGATGCAAGTCCGGATTCTCTTCCAAAAACTGCTTCATATTGGTCTGATGAATTCTTTTTTCAAGCAGATCAGGAGCTTCGTGCTCATGTAAAAACTTATAGAAGTTCTCCCAATCGTTTGTCCAAAACCTGCTCTTAACCGACCGCATAGCAAGACCATGCTTAGTCTTAATGCTATCGGCATTTGTTTGTTTGCAGATTTCAAGTATTTCCTGTTCTAGTAAAGACAGCTGTTCATTAAGATCAGCCTCTTTTTCTTCTAATTCACGACGTATTTGGTCACGGGCGTCACGTATTTTGATATAGATCTTGACCAGTTTGTCCATATCGGCGACGGGTTGTACTACCGCTTCGGCATCATTCATTTTCGGTTCCTTGTTAAATGTCGGATCTAAGTCCGTTAATTAATACTACAACTACTACTTTACTTTGTCAACTATTTATTGTCAACTTCTTGTCGGTACAAATCAATTATTTTTGTATGTACATCAAGTTTATTTTGCAGCATATGATATAACTTTGTCTCTACGGGACTACCCTTAATATGCACAATAGTCATTGCGTTCTTCTGCCCTTGCCTATCTATACGTGCATTAGCTTGCAAGTAAGTCTCTATGGATGTTACTGGTGCATACCAAATAATAGTATCTGCGGCAGTTAGTGTAACTCCGTGTGCAGCAGCCTGTGGTTGTATAATAAGTACTCTAGGGTTAGTTTGTTCTTGAAATTGTTTAAATATTTCAGTGCGTTTGTTTACTGGGACTTGCCCATTAATGACTTCACAAGTAATACCCGCCCCTCTCAAATGTGCTTTAAGTAGTTCTATTGTATGCGTGAAAGGAACAAAAACAAGAACTTTGTGACTAGCTTCTTCAATTACTTCTTCAATAACACGTAGGCGATTACTAACATCAAACTCAACGACAGCACCGGTATCAGAATAGACAGCTCCACCTGATATTTGTAGGAGTTTATTAATCTTAACCGCAGCATTAACGGCGCTAACTTCTTCTCCATCCGCTGCCATAAGGTATTCGTCTCTGAGCGTTTTGTAGTATTTCGTCTGTTGCGTAGTAAGGGGGGCGTCCCGAAAAACATGTGTAACCTCCGGTAGGTCTAAACAATCTTCTTTTCTAAATCGAATTGCGGGTTGCAGTGCATCAAACACAGTTGTGCTTGCGTCAGGTTTTGGTAGCCATTTAAACTTTGTAATCTGTATCATAGTTTGATCACGGAAACCCCCAAAGAATCTAGGTACATTGTCGGGCACTACCATCTTTGCTAGTCCAAATGCGTCCGTTGGACTTTGTGCTGCTGGTGTACCAGTCATCATCCACACCCATGTACGTGGAGTTAAAATACGGTTAAGGGTTTTCCAACGTTTAGTAGTGATGGTCTTATAGGCATTAGCTTCATCGACAATAATTAAATCAAAGTTTTGTTTTGCAATGTCGTCGGCAACAATATCTACACCGTCATAATTAATAATGACAAACTCTGCATCACTATCAATTACTGCTTTTCTTTTCTCTTTACCCCCATAAGCAATACCAACTTTGCGGTGCATTGCAAACTTAAATAAATCAGCCTGCCATGCAGATTGCATAATAGATAGAGGGCAAATAATTAATACTTTGTAGACTTTTTTCTGTTCTATTAAGTAGTCGGCAGCCCATATAGCTGACGCTGTCTTGCCGGTGCCTTGTTCGTTAAAACAAAATGCTCTTTGATTTAATGTAAGAAAATTAGCCGTTTCTTTTTGGTGGTCCATGGGTTTATACAGCCCAGGCCATTTGTAATCACGTTGTATTGGAGAAGGTACATTTTTAATTCCAAGTTTTGATAAAACTTGTGCTTCTTCTAAACCCCACCGAACAGCAACCTTATGTAAGTCGCCGTTGGTTTCAATAATCTCGCTTTTATGGATACACTCAGTTACAAGATTGGGTCTTCTTGTAGTAATTACTATTGCTTTGTTATTTACTATTTCCATGTTTAGTTTTTACCGAATGATCTGAGTTTCTTGCATACGAGCGATTGCTCTTTGCAGTCTTAACCGTAAGATTGCTGCGTACCGTTTTTCCGCCTTTAGATAAAGGGACTTTGTGGTCAACATCTTTGCCATCGCCTTTATGGGTAAGCCCAGCTTTTTCCATAATTCGACGAGCCTTGTTACGTTGCGCCCGTTTCTTTTTGACCTCTGGCGTACCATCATATTGTTCATATTCCTTCTTGTAAGGGCGGGGTTTGTTCACATAAGGCATATCGTTGCT